TAATGTGGAATCCGAAACGGTCGCAACATACCGTGTTCCTGGCATTGAAATGGCGGGACCGTAAGAGCGAGGCAAGAAGTTTTCGACAATTTCGCAGGCGTTTGCGTACTGCGCAATATCCGTTCGCCCATACAAGGCAGGAGCGACTTCCCCAGTCGCAAAAGAAGTCTGGATAATGTCTTGCTTCATCCGTATGACCTCGAAGGATCTCCGCCCGAATTGCCGTATTTAGAGTGCGTCCACGCATCATCGATAGGAACCTGATGGCGTCCGGTCTGCGAATTTTCAGAAATTGCGGCAGGAAGTGAAATTTTCTCGTACTTTTCTAAAAAGGCTTGTGCTTTCCGGGCGTCATTTAAGATCATGAACGCAATATCCGAACACAATTTATCAATGAACGCCGCCACAAACTTCGGGAGCCATTCAGAGGGAGTGTTATGATCAAACGTCCATTTTGCTTCAAGCCCTGAAGTGTCTGAAATAATGTATTGGCCTTCTTCCCTCCAAATCGCGTTTGAAACGCTCATTTCCCAAACTCTCAAACAACTTCCAGAACTGCCAGGACGATTATAAACATGCGCTTCCCCTTCAAAATCATGAAACCATGGAATAAGACCTGTCGTTGAATTGGTGACTAAAGTCGAGCGGGTAAGAGAGAAAGTCCACCGTGACTCGGTAAGAATTGAGTTCCTGGCAATATCATAAATATCATTTAACGCTCTTGCGTTCGGCGTGTCATCCGTAAGTGCAGTAATCGGTGACGCCCCGCATAAAACCAAAGCCTTATTAGCAATCGCAACAGTAGTGTAAGTAGCCATAAATCATCCTTTGATTTAGGGGGTAGGTGTTCCCCAACCTACCCCCTTCATCAACCCTTTAGGTGTAACGAACTATCGTCTTGATCGTTCCTGACGTCATAGTCCAGTTGTTAAGCTTGATGGAGACTGTCGTCTGTGTGCCTCCGGTTACAAGATGCCAACCTGCTGTGACGATATTATCAAGTTGCCCAAGCGCTGCCACTGCCGTCCCAAGAATATTCCCGGAAGGCAAAACAATCGAAGAACGGGTCAAATTATGCGTGATCGTCGTTGCCGGAAACAAAGTGTTCACGGCTGAATCACTTGAAAAACCAATAGAAACCGTCCCGTTAGTTTGGGAAGCAGTCGTATTGATTAAAACATTGACGCTCGTGATTTTTTTGTTTTTCGGCACAACGGCGATATCGATTGTGGTGTTGGTGTTGGTAAATGCGATCGTATAAGAATCGATCCACACCTTTTCCACCGTCTTAATATAACCGTCCGAGATAACATTATCTCCCGATCCACCCGCATTATATTTCGTTACATTAGCTGCTTCTGCCATGTTAATTCTCCTTTTCGCCTATAGCGTTACGCTAATGGCTGTTATGCTTCGTTAATGTCTACTTTCACAACGCGAGCTTCCTCAAGACGAACCGAACCAATATTGAGTTCATAGTAAACCTGCCATGAATAAGATAGGTCTGTTCGTTCATCAGTCCTAACAACCGGCGAGCTTGAAAGCGCGGCGCAAAGACCGTAACGCTGCATCGCAAAACAAGTTGTCGTAGTTCCTGAAGTAGAAAGCTGGTTTGAAACAATCCACTTAAAGCCCATCCAAGTATCAATATCCCCGCGAACTAAACTCTTAATCGCGTTGTAATCACTTGATGTAGCTTCAGTCGTCCCTAAAAGCTGTTCAAGCCCAAAGGGATTCACCACAAAGAAACGGTCTTCCATTTCGACATCCTCAAGATCAAGAATCCGCTTCGCCTGTCTCACACGTGCAAACGTGAGAGTAGCTGGGGTCCCTCCAATATGAGAAATGCCCGAAACGGCGTCCGTTCCCAAAGTGATCGTGGATGAGCCAGTCTCACCGTGATTCGCAGTTCCAACAATAGCAAGCGCAAGCACATTATCAATCTTTCGTGCCAAAGACTGTGCGGCTGCAATCGTGTAAGCTGATCTTGGATCAGAAAGCATCCTTAGTTCATCACCACGGTCGAGCAATCGATTGTCGTGGTAATCAACCATGGTCGCCATCCTACGGCTCAAGGTGGGATCGTTATTCGGGGTTTGAACATTGCGGGACGCCTTCGTCTCCATCGCCCATTTTCCAATCTGGTCCTGGTAGAAGACTTTTCCCGAAACGTTCGGTTTGACGTATGCGACTCCCATGAGCTTGGAGTACTTCTGTTGCGCAAGCTGCATGATGTTTCTCGCATACGCTTGTGCGTATACTGAATTTTGTGTGTCAGCCATTTGACGGCCCTCCTTTTTAGTTGTCAATCAAACGCTTGGGATTTGATTGTCCTCTTAAAAGAGGGTCGCCTCTTTAGCAACCTTTGCCGGATCCTTTCAGATTATCCGGCCTA